CTCGGGTTCGTACTCGTTCGCTGGCTCAGCGACGGGAACGGTGGTCTACCCAGCGACGGGCTCTGCCACGGGCTCGTTCTCGGGCTCAGGAACCGCCACTTACGACGAACCTGCCACGGGCTCGCTGTCGGGAACCTTCACGGGGTCGGCGACGGGCAGGCTCGCAAGCACGGGCTCGCTGTCGGGAACCTTCACGGGGTCGGCGACGTGGGCTATCGCCGACATCGCCACGGGCTCGGCGGCTGGCACATTCTCAGGAACGGCCTCGGCTCGCATCACCTCCACGGGCTCTGGCTCATACGCCTATAGCGGAAGCGGTGCGGCGAAAGTCGAAGCCTCTGGGAGCCTTACAGGGGCATTTCAGGGCAGTTCTAACGCAACTTGGTACTACCCTGCCGTCGGTGTCGAGACTTTCACGTTCACCGCATCGGGAACGGCGACCCACTTCCAGCCCTCACCAGGCACAGTCGAGGGGACGTTCTACTCGGCAACCGTCCGCAACGTGGCGCTACAGGCGAGCGTCGAGGGGACGGCCTACGCTGGGAGTGTCACAGGTACGGCCTACCAAGCAACAGTCGAGGGGTCGGCATACGCTGGCTCCGTGAAAGGAACATTCGGACAATGAGCAGTTCATACACATTCTACGAGGGCGCTGCCCTGCAACTTACGACGGCGGACTACCCATTCACCGCCATCAACGGAACCGTCGTCACGCCCGACATGGTGACGCTGCAGATCTCCGTACAGGGGCAGACCCCACTGACCTACACTTGGACGAACCCCACGGGCGACCCGACCAACACCATCGTCAAGACGGGAACGGGAACCTTCTACGCCAACATCTCCACCACGGGGCTCGCTGGCGTGTGGAACGTCATCTGGTCAGGCCAGCCATCGAGCGGCCTGGACACCACGCACACCTCGGCGGTCTGGCAAGGCGAAATCACGGTTTCTCCGACAGGGTTCTGATACACTCAGGCTGTGGATAACCTGAGGAGGAACAGATGACCACGCCTGACCTGAGTGAGTTCAGAAACAACGTCCGAGCCAAGCCCTGCATCGTCGCCAGATGGCAGGAAAGGTTATCTACCGATGACCTGGAGAAGTTCGTAGCGGCGCAGGAAGCAAAGGACATCAACACCTCGTCTATCTTTCGCTGGGCTGAAAAGCGTGAGGCCAACTTTCGCCTCAATGCGCTGATGGTACACCGCCGAAAGGGATGTTCATGCCAACGGATCTGAGCGAGTTCGAGAGCCGTCCCGAGAAGGTCATGCGCTCGTCCATCGAGGTTGGCGCTGACGGCGGAGAGTTCACCACGGGCGAACTGACCCGACCCATCCAACTCGCCTCTGACTGGAACGCAGTCCTTGAGGGCTTCGGCCTCGACCCCGACGAGTTCTACGTCGTAGACGACACCGTTCGGATGTCCAAGTGGCAACAGTCCAAGCGCACCGAATCGGGAGACCGTGACGTGGTGTGGCTCTACTCCTACAAGGCTCGGTTCGCTCGGTGTTCGCCCCAGGCAACTGAAGCCGACGTGGAGCAACTGCGAGCCAAGATAGACAAGTGGCGACCCAAGACCACCAAGACCGTCGGCACAGGCGAGCCCTGCACGTTCGTCATCAACTGGGCAGACTGGCAGATAGGGAAGTCCGAGAACGGCGGCGTGGAAGCGACTGTGGATAGGGTGCAGAAGTCCATCGAGGACTGTCTGACCCGAATCAAGGAACTGCGCAAGGCAGGCCGCAACATCGAGAAGGTCGCCATCTTCAACATGGGCGACCCCAGTGAGGGATGCTCGGGCAACTACTCAGCCCAGACCTTCACCGTCCAACTCAACATGAGGGCACAACTCAACCTCGTCCTTGACCTGTGGACGCAGGGACTCGCAGCCATCCAGCCCGACATCTTCGCCAGCGTTCTCTGTAATCACGGCGAATGGACACGCAACGGCGGCTCGAAGCCCATCACCTCGGACTCCGACAACGTGGGCGGCTACTTGGGCGACACGCTTCAGCGCATCTTCGGCGATGACGGCCCGAGCGAGTGGCACGTCGCTCACGACGAGATGGTGCAGGCCATCACGCTCTCGGGCGTTCGAGTGGCTATCACCCACGGTCACAAGATAAGTGGCAAGGAGTTCGAGTGGCTCCGAGGTCAAGCCCAGCGTCTGCAGTACGAGGACGGGGTGATGCCTCGCCTGTGGATCACTGCGCACCGCCACCACCTCTCAATCGAGGACTTCGGAGCGTTCTGGCGCTTCCAATGCCCATCGCTCGACGGGGGCTCTAAGTGGTTCAGCGACATGACGGGCAAGTGGTCTACGCACGGCACTTTGACCATGCTGGTCGGTAATCACGACCTCCGTGGCTGGTCAGACGTGGCTGTTCTGTAGCGTCTAACGCTAGGAAAAACACGCTGGGCGGAGGTCTATCATAAGAGACCTATGGCCCACATCCTCTACCTCTGCGAGAACTGCAACAAGATGACTACTCTGTCTAGTGGGGCTCTCGTGAACATCCCCTTCAACCGTCTGCCGCAACTCGTCCTCGAAGCCGACAGACACAAGTGCATCAAGAAAGAAGCAGCATGAACAACTACCAGAAGAACATCGTCCGCACCTTCGTCCCCGTCGCTGTCGCATCAGTCGTCGCATGGATCACGAAGGCCGAGAAGCACCTGACCCCTACGGAACTCTCCATCGTCATCCCTGTTGGCTCGACGGTCTACTACGCCATCGTGCGTCAGTTGGAAGTCAAGTTCCCTAAGTTGTCCTGGCTCCTCGGTGCGCTTCCCGTCAAGGCGGCAGGCTCGACCCCCACGGAGACCCCAGCCAAGTGAGCCACATCGCCCAACCTGGCGACATCGGCTTCGCACACTCCAACGGGTTCTTCGGCAAGGCCATCCGCTTCGGCGAGCGTATTCGCTGGGGCGAGAAGCCCTCGGAGTGGAATCACGCTTTCATCGTGGACAGGGTGGAACTCGTCGGCAGCGTAGACGAGGGATTCCGTCCTGAAATCTACATCATCCAAGCCGAGCCCTCGGGCGTGACCAACGACAAACTGATTCAGTCAGTGGGTTCGTACACGCTCATCGAGCCGACCCCTGACCTACCTCGGGCCGACATCCTGAAGTTCGCCAGGGCGCAGGTGGGCAGTCACTACGGCTTCATGACCATCGTGTCCGTGGCGCTCGACATCATCTCGCCTAACTGGTTCCCGTCGTTCCGTCGGCGTGGGACGTGGATCTGCTCGGCCCTCGTCGCTGAGTCGCTGCGCTACGCAGGCTGGCTCGAAGCGTGGGGCGACATCTACACCGTGACCCCTGCGCAACTCTGGCAAAAATACACACACGCTAGTATTTAGTCGTCGGCAGCACGGCTGACTTCTTCATCTTCCTCAGATGGCGAGACCCCCGAGACCCGAGAGAAAACGGGCTCGGGGGCTTCGCATTTACTCCCCCAAACCCCTTACGCCACAAGGCTTTACAAAGTTTCTTGCAATAAGACTTGCATCTGTCCAACTGGTGGACATAGAATCTTTACATCGGCAACACCGCCGAGTTCTGAGGAGGACACAATGACGAACCGCTACTTTTACAAGGGCCACCACATCGTGCCAGTTATGAACGATGACACCGAGAACGTTGTGGACTACTGGGACATCATTGAGTGCGACTGCGACGCAAGCGGGTTCGACTGTGACTGCTGGTGGGCAGAGTCTGCGCCAACAGAAACGGCGGCGAGTCTCAAGGACGCGAAGTCGATTGCGTCAAAGCGTTGGGAGGACGGCAAGTTCTTTCGTGCGTTGTGGAAGGTGGCGGCACGATGACTTACGAGCAGGCACTCCGCAACTACCACAATGTTCTGGATGGCATCCGCAATCAGGCCGAAGGGACAACAATCCTAACCCCAGCAGAGTCGGCTCGCATTGACCGAGCGCTTGAACAACTCATCAAAGCAGGCAAGGAAGGTGAGTAATGGCATCAACGAAGGGCGCAGTCGTCACGGAGTGGAACGGTCTACTCCGTGGCGATGCCGTCAAGGTCAAGAACGTTCGAGGGAACTTCACGTTCTTCTCGGCACAACTCAGCGAGGGCGGCGAGACCCTATGGGTCACGGTGTTCGGTGGCACATGGCAACACGCCAAGTTCCGCCACTTCCCTGCTGATCTAATCGCTACTATCAAGAAAGGAGGAAAGCGATGAGCATACGAGAGAATCTCTGGACACTCGGCTACACACTCGAAGATGACGGCCCTGACGGTCAAGTCTGGAAGCGTGAAGGAGTGAACGTGAACACCTACGTCTCGCTCTCAGTCGGCGACGGCATCATCCAGGCGGTCAAGATGCCGAGAGATGTCGAGGAAGCGACGACGGTGATTCACTTCAACCGTGAGTGCGAAGAACTGACGAATCTGTTGAAAGGTTGGAATGTCACACCTGCAACTTATTCTTGAGGAACGCATGGGGCAGTCACTAACAGCGTGGCTCGCTTCAGCAAGGACGGGTGGCATGAGTTATCGAGAGATCGCAAAGTGCCTCACGGACGAGACTGGAATCACAGTCTCAAAATCAGCAGTTCACTATTGGCTGCACAACTAACAATGAAAGAGGAAGAAATGAAGAAAGAAGTCCCCGTCGTGCTGGCACTCAATGTCCAACTCGACATCAAGCAGGTGGCGTTGCTCACCTTTGTCCTAGCGGAGGCCCAACACCGCCGCCAGAACATCCCAGAGAGCCTCGCCAACGTCGAGGAACTGTCCATGCTCATCTGCCAGGGTCTCGGCATCACCGCCGACTCCATGCAGGCCATCCTTGAGGCGGCGAAGTAATGGCGAACTTCAACCTGGCAGACTACGAGCCCGTCGAGATTCGTCTCGCTCGCTTCTGGGAGGAACACCCCAACGGACGAGTCCTCACGGATCTCATCCACCACGGCGACGGACAGTTTCTCGTCCGTGCCATGCTCTACCGTGAGGGCGACCCCCAGCCCTACGCCACGGGCTACGCCGAAGAGCAGGTCACGCAACGAGGCGTGAACCAGACCTCGGCGCTGGAGAACTGCGAGACCTCAGCCATCGGACGTGCGCTGGCGAACGCTGGCTACGCACCGAAGGGCAAGCGTCCCAGCCAGGAGGAGATGGCGAAGGTCGCTCGTGCCAAGAGCCCGAACCCCGAACTGAGCCCACTCCAGAAGCAGGTTCGTGAGACCCTGCTGTCAGTCCACCCTGACGCTGGCTCTCGCAGGTTCTTCCTCGAAGCAAAGACTGGACGCACCCTCGCAGGGCTCTGGGAACTCTCCGAGGAAGAGTGCAGTAAAATCATTACCGACCTAACCAAGAAAGAGGAGGCAGCCAATGGCTGAGGCCACCATCACCATCATCGGGAACCTGACCCGAGACCCCGAGTTGAAGTTCCTTGACGGAGGCTCTGCGGCGGCTCGCTTCGCTGTAGCGGTCACGAAGAAGTGGAAGGACAAGGGCGGCAACGACAAGGAGCAGACCTCGTTCTTCGACTGCTCGGCTCTCGGTCAGATTGCTGAGAACATCGCCAACGCTCTGCGCAAGGGAGACCGTGTGATCGTCACGGGGCAACTTGAGCAGCGTTCGTGGGACGACAAGGACGGCAACAAGCGTTCGACCTGCGAAGTCCGTGTCGAGGGCATCGGAGCCGACCTGCGCTTCGTGAAGGACAGCCGCCCGAAGTCCTACGTTGCACCGCAGGAAGAGGAGTATTCGTTCTAATGGCGACCACCTCAACAGCAATCGAGAGCATCCTGCAGTCCATCAAGGAGAACTACGGCGACATCACCCTGTCCGCCGAGGACGCTGCGGAAATCTACGGGGGTACGAAGGAGGGCAAGGTCAAAGACCTGGCACAGCACAACCTGCTGCAGTACGCCCTGCTCCACGCCCACCTGCAGATTCAGGGGCTCATCCAGCACATCGAGCAACTGAACGCTCCGAACCGTGCGACTCGACGAGCCGCCAAGAAGCAGGGCCTCGTCCTGCCGTAATCGCCGCTCCCCTGGCAACTAGAGACCGCTCCCTTCGGGGAGCGGTTTCTGGCTTTCTGGAGAAAAATCTTGACACGGGCGACTTCCTGCGACTAACTTCGTGGGTGGCAACAATGCCGAGTTCCTGAGGAGGAAACATGAAGCGCAAGATTACCGTTCAAGAAGGCCGTCAGAAGGTGCAGTTCGTAGCAGTGATGACAGGCATCGTTAGTGCCTTCGCCACCCTGCTGACCAACTGGACACCAGACACTCGGTTCCTCGTCGCTGCAGGTGCTACGGCGGTCTCAGCCGTCACCACCGCCGCAGTCCTCTCCTGGCGGAACTACTGATGCCGACCCCAGCGTGTCGAGGCTACGACACGATCCTGTTCTACGACGAAGCGTTCGTCAAAGATGCGAAGGTCATCTGCAACGGATGCGCCCAGCGACAGGAGTGTCTGGATGAAGCCCTGCTCCGTGAGGACTTCGGGGTCTGGGGCGGAACTACGTCAGAAGAGCGCAGGCTCATTCGAGAGCAGCGTGGCATCAGCCTCGACAAGCCGAAGGTCGAGGAGCATCCTCGATGCGGCACGAACGCTGGCTACCACCGCCTCGCCAAGTTGAGGCAACTAGGCTTCAAAGTCCCCGACTGCGAGCCCTGCCGCATCGCTCACAGCCACTACCAAGCAGACAAGATTAGGAAACGATGAGCAACTTCAAGAACCCACCCTGCTTAGGCAAGACTGCCCTGTTCTACCCACCAGACAACACGCCCAGAGACCAGCGCATGACGCTCGAACAGATGGCGAAGGACATCTGCACGGAGTGTCCGTATCGGGCGGAGTGCCTCGAACTCGGGGTCGAGAACGAAACACACGGGGTCTGGGGCGGCGCAAACGCCACCGAACTAGCGACCATCCGCAAGGTTCGAGGGATTCACCTCTACCGCTCGATGGACTTGCTGAAGCACAAGTTCTGCGGAACCGAGCAGGGCTTCCACTACGCCGCCTCGATGGGCTTTCAATGCCGTGAGTGCAACAAGGCGCACGAAGCGTTCCTAAACCCCAAAGAGGAGACCGACTGGCATCCCTGCGGAACTGAGCGTGGCTACCAGGTACTGTACCTGCGCAACAAGGCAAAGGGCGGCAACAACGCTGGCTACGCCGTGACCTGTAAGGAGTGCCTCCTGGCACACTCACAGCACGGCAAGGACAAGAGAGACATGAAGCGCAGGGGTCTGCTATAACAGACTGACACAAACGAACGCCAGCCCCCTCACTAGGGCAAACGGCAGTAAGGCTGACTAGCAGCCATTCAGAGGTGGATAATCGGACTGGTGGGGCCGAGGATTGACAGGGGTTAGATCTCGGTGAGGTCGGCTCACGCCCAAGAACGTCTGGGTGAACCGTGCGATAATCAGCACCTGCCTTGAGCCATGACGGGTGGATGTCCTTGATGAAAATCAAGTGGTGAAGTGGGGCGAGGTCGGAACTACGGAGCGCAGCGAAGCGTGTAGTTCCCGTCATGCGTCTGCGGACGTTGCTCTCGCCTCGGTGACGAGCCCTCAGTTCCCAGCAGGCGAGCGCCTCAAGGCTTGAGAGCGACGCTGTGCTGTAGAGTTAGGGCTGTGAAACTCGCTCAAGAGGACAACCCACAGACACCAGACGACTTCCTTGCTCTGCTCTGCTACCTGTGGAAGCACGACCTCAGTATCAACCCAAACCCAGCAATGGGGAAACTCGCCATCCTCGGCACGAACGACGAGAAGGTCATCGAGTGGGTGGCACGAAACTACTCGCAGGCCGAACACTGGCTACCTGGTAGATGCGACGGATGTACTCAGTGGGTCATGGAGCGGACGCAGGCGTACTGGGGATCGCACCCGATGTTCTGCCACCTGTGCCTCGCCTGGACGCTGGAATACTTCGAGCGCAATTCCAAGTGGCCCGATGGCAACTGGTTCCCTGGCGAGACGTTCGAGTTGAACTTTAAACCGTTCGACCATGAGGACGACGAGTGAAGCGCAGCCCTCTGAACCCCGTGAGCAAGAAGCGGCAGAAACTCAACGTCGCTCGCCGCATCTTCGTCAAGCGCATCCTCGAAGAGCGTTCCAACTGCGAAGCCCAGATACCAGGTGTATGCTCCAACTGGGCGACGGACGTTCACGAGATCATGACTCGGGCTCGGGGTGGGTCTATCCTCGACGAGTTCAACGTGCTGGCACTCTGCCGACGTTGCCACTCATTCATCACCGAGAACCCAGCCTTCGCTCAGGAGCATGGGTTCATCGTCCACTCGTGGGCCACCAGCGCCGACCTAATCGCAGCAGACCGAGCAAGAGAGGTGTACCGACATGGCTAAGAAACGCCGAGTTCTACTAGGCCAAGAGGGCGAGTTCAAGTTCTGGTTTAGTTCAGAACACCGCATCCCTCGCAAAAAAAAGAAGCACCTCAAACGCCTCGACGCCGACCAGGTCATGACCATGCTCATCGAAGAAGTTTGGAGACGACGTGGCTGACCCGTTGTTCGGCAAGAAGGTGTGGAAGTCCACCATGCTCGAAGCCGAGTTCCAAGAGCAGGTCTGCCACCTGATGCGTCTGCAGGGCTGGTCGGTCTACTCCGTCCCTGACAGCCGCCGAGTGAGCCTCGCTGGCTATCCCGACATCACCGCTTGGCGTGGCACTCGGCTCATCTTCGCCGAACTCAAGCGTGAGAAAGGGCGCACCTCACCAGCCCAAGACGAGGTGATGGGCGAACTCGGACTTATACCGTGCGCCGAGGTCTATCTCTGGAAGCCCTCCGACTGGGATGACATTGTTAGAATCGTGGGGAAGGGGTACTAATGCTTTCAGCAATCCTGTGGACAATCGTGCTGTTCGTATCACTGGCGAGACTCTTCGGGTCGAGGGACTAATGAGAAACTCAGACCGCATGATCCGTGACCGCAAGTTGGTCGAGAAGAACCTGGCACGTCTCACCGATGGCGTGATGCTCGACCTCTGCCGACGGGCTGGAACCCGAGCCGTCCGTGACGCTTCGGGAGAGCGTGGCCCACGAGGAAAGGGCTCCTACTCTGACCCGACCCTCGCCGCAGTGATCCGCATGAACGAAGCCCGAGTTTCTGACCCCATCTTCGACGCAGTTCGAGACATCAGCCGACTGCTCGACGAGATGGCTCGCCTCTCGATGAAGTTGGACGACCTCGCTCGCTTCGTGCAGACGGGCAAGGAACGAGCCAAGCAGGCCGTCATCACCGAGTGCAAGGTGTGCGGACGCATCGTGGAGAACACGCCCAGCGACAGGATTCGCTCGGGAATGTGCCAAGCCTGCTACGCCGACGCTCGCCGAAAAGCCAGCAAACAGTAGGGGTTTCAGGTTCTCAAAAAATCTTTGAGAAAATACTTGCATCTGTCCAACTGATGGACATAGAATTTTTACATCGGCAACACCGCCGAGTTCCTGAGGAGGAAGTATGAAGTGTATGAAATGCGAGCAGTTGGTCAAGCACTGCATTATGTTCGGCTGCATCACGCCAGAGATGCGCACCGAGGAAGAGCGCAAAGAGCAGGCCGCCTGGTGGAAGTCGGTGACACAATGAAGCGCACCGCCTACGCTTTCGGACGCTGGACGAACGGAACCTGGCAGATCTTCTGCCCGACGTGCTGGACAAACGTACACGGGAATCGTGAAGCCGACGCTGACCTGCTCGACGGGAACGGCGACTCGGTGGTCTGCATCGTGTGCCTGACGGTGATGTCATGACCTATAGCCTGTTCGACCTACCTGCCTATCAGGACACGCTGACCAGCATCCTCGCCGCAGAGAGCATGGTCGGCAAAACCGCCCGACTCCGAGACCTCGTGCTGGACGCTCTCCAAGCCCAGCCGATGACCGACGAGCAGATCGCCGAGCGCCTCGAACTCGCCCCCAACACGGCTCGCCCACGTCGCATCGAACTCACCAAAGACGGGCTCGTTGTCCAGGTGGGCGAGACCAAGACTAAATCAGGCCGCCGAGCGATTCTCTGGGGGGTGGCATGAGACCGTTCCTCATCGTCGGGCTGGTGGTGACGCTCATCTCCCCGACCAACGTTCACCACCACCACGTCACGCCCCACGCTATCCACAACGTCGCCCACGTCACTCATCGCCCGTCGCTGGTGTCACCTAGAATCATGGCAGCGTGGTCGAGGGTCTACATCTGCGAGACCCACAACTGGAAGCAACGAGGCGAGTACGAGGGAGGGCTGGGGATGACCCAATGGAACTGGGAACACAACGGCGGCTTGCGCTTTGCCTCGGCTCCGTACCTAGCAACTCCCGAGCAGCAGGTCTACGTCGCCACCGTCATCCAGCACGGGCTCCCCGTCCCTGACCAAACCTCGACCTGTAAGGACTGGTAATCGTGGCTGACTTCTTCACCGTCGCCAACGTCCAGAACGGCATCGCCAAGAGCCTGAAGCGCATCGACGAGTTGGTAGACCAAATCGCCCAGGCTGGCGACTTGGCTGCCGAGTCCGAGGTGGCGTACAAGACCGAGTTCGCTAAGGCTCGTCTGACCTACCGAGCAGCGTCGAGGGACAAGTTGACGGTGGGCGAGGTCGAGGACTACGCCACCGAAGCCTGCGCCGACCTTTTGCTGGCGTACAAGATCGCCGACAACCGCCTGACCACCTGCCGAGAGGCGCTTCGTGCGGCTCAGTCTCGGCTCGACGGGCTCCGCAGTCTCCTGTCCAGCATCAAGGCGGCAACCTGATGTCACAGGCTATGATTACAGTTCGCAGTACCAATGCAGTATCTAATCCTGAGGAGGAAACAATGAAAGTAGTGTGCAGGACTGACGTACTCAGTCACGACGAATGGCTGGAAGCCCGTAGCAAGGGTCTAGGAGGCTCGGACGCAGGTTCGATTCTCGGAGTGAACCCCTACAAGGGTCGGCTCGAACTCTGGCTCGAAAAGACGGGCCGAGTGCAGACCGCCTTCACGGGCAACGAAGCAACCCGTCTCGGACAGGCCTTCGAGCGTCCCGTGGCGGAACTTTACGCTCAAGAGATCGCAGAGCAGAACCTGGCAGTCGTGTCGTGGCCCGTACTGCTCAAGGGCAAGCACGAGTTCCAGTTGGCAAACGTGGACTTCCTCATCTGCCGAGTGAGCGACATCAACGTCCACGAGTTCGAGTTGGGCAAGGTCAATGAGTATTACGGCAACGAACTCCCCTTTGGAACCTGCGGCATCCTTGAGGTCAAGACCACGGGGCTCTCTGGCTACGGCAACGCTAAGGGCTGGGCGAACAACGCAGTCCCCGAGTCCTACTTCTGGCAGGGCTGTCACTACGCTGCCGTGACGGGCATCGTGGACGTGACGTTCGTGTGCCTCATCGGTGGGCAGGGAATCGTCACCCGTGACGTGACCTACACCAGCGAGCAACTGACCAGCCTGGAGAAAGCCGAGGCGGAGTTCTGGGCGCAGATGCACTCGGACATCGAGCCCGTGGCTGTCGGCGAGGACTTGGACGTGCTGAAGAACCTCTACCCAAAAAGCACCGACGAAGTGATCGAGGCCGACGACATCGTGGCAGACCTCGTTCGTGAGTACCAAGTGACGAAGGAAGCCGTAGACCGTGACGAGGACGAACTGAAGCGCCTGCGAGCCCAGTTGGAGCAGGTCATCGGTTCAGCGTCAGCCGTGACCTACAACGGAGAAACCCTCTACACCTACAAGTCCAACAAGGACTCGGAGACCTTCGACGCTAAAGCCTTCAAGGAAGCCTACCCCGACATCGCCGCACAGTTCACCAAGACCAAGCCAGGCGCACGAGTGTTCAAGGTGGCGAAGTGACCCCCGACGAACGCCAAGCCCTACGAGAGAAGCACCGCAAGATTGCCTGGGATGGGGGAAGGTGCATGGCCTGTGGTGGGGCGATGGTTCACCCCTGCGACGTAATCAAGGTATTGGACGTATGGGAGGCAACGCTATGACCGACAAGGGCTGGCCCATCATTCAGGCACACGCCGACGACCTCGACGAGCAGGTAGCGGCGCTGACCAAGCGCATCGACACGGCGCTGGAGTGGATAGAACTGACCTTCCCCTACGGAGGGCTCAGCAAACTGAAGAGCATACTGAAAGGGGAGTTCACATGGGACGAAAAATAGACAAGGCGTTCAGCAAGATACAACTCGAAGCCAAGCGTCACCTGACGCTCTCGGTGACCCGAGGCACGGACTACGACTCAGGCTTCGCCAACGGGTTCGCTGAGGCCCTGCGGATAGTGGCGAGCGTTAGGGACGGCGAATGAAGCCCGACATCACGGTAGACACCACCACTCACACCGACCAGATCGCTCGGCTGCAGGAGGTACTTGCTGAACTGAAGGCGGAGTTCTGCGACCACGCCCAGGGCATCCGCTACTGCATGAAGTGCGCAAAGGAGATGGACTAATGATCCAAGCAATCTGCCTGACCATCTGCATCGTCGGCGGCCTGTTCATGTTCGGGAGTTCACGATGACCGCCGAGGGGAAGCGCCCAGCCTGCCCGATTATGCACTCGAGCCTGGCACACCTTCGAGCAAACCTACAGTTCACCAACTCCATTAGCATCACGTTCATCAAGGACGTGAACTACTGCCCAACCTGCGGAGAGAAACTATGAGCGACTTTGATGACTTTGACTCCTTCGTGGAGAAGCACAAAATCAGTGATGATGAGATGGGAGCAGCCTTTGCAGCGTGGCTGAGCGGCAAGGGCTGGGACGGAAACTTCGAGCAGGTCAAGTGTGGAGAGAAACTATGAACACTATTTTTCAGGTAAGGGGTATTGAAGTATCAGATGACGATAAACCGTGGGGTATTTTTATTACGGTTCGTAATGAGTCAGCGTGGCTTTCAGTGCAAGAATACCGTTCCCTAATCGTTGCATTGTCTAACTTATCGAATAAAGCCTATGAGTTAGACTCCCAATGTCCCAAGTGTGGAGAGAAACTATGAGCGACTGCGGACACACCTACCAGACCTACGACATCGACCGCAACATAGTGACGGTCAAGTGGGCGAGGATGTTCTGCCCCGACTGCGGACTGCGCCTTGAAGCGCCAGGGCCGACCAAGCCATTCCACCTCAAGCCCCACCAGCGATGACTATCGTTGCCGCCATCTCCACACCTGCTGGAGCAGTCATCGGCTCGGACTCGCTCGCCGCAGTCGGTGAACTGTGCGCCCCTACCGCCAGCCCCAAAATCGCTCGGTACGGGAACATCCTCATCGGCTTCGCAGGCTCGTGGAGGGCTGGTCAGCAGTTCCTCGAACACACCGCCCGACTGAGCAACCCCACTCTGCGGCAGATTCTCGAACTGGAGACGCAGGAGACCGACTGGAACCTGCTCGTGGTCGAGGGCTCACGGATCTACGAGGTATCGGCAGACAAGGGCGTAGTCGAGGCGCTGAACGTCGAGGGATTCTCCTACGGCGCTATCGGCTCGGGGGCGAGCGTCGCTCTGGGGGCTCTGGGCTTCGCCTTCCCACGCCTAGACCGAGGAACCCTGCGCCGAGTGCTGGGGGTCACGGCGGAACACACCACCACCGTCGCTGGGCCGTTTCATCTCATCGAACTATGAACCGCTACGTCAGCATCCCCCTCACTGAGCGGCACTACGAGTTAGTAGACCAAACAGCCCCGAAAGAAACGTGGGGGAAAGGGCCTGTCATCGGCGAGACCGCCAGCCCGATAGGTCGCCTGGGCGAAATCGTGGTCATCGAGTACCTGACCCAGCAAGAGGTTCAGTTCACCGAGGACTTCACGATCTACCAAGACCTCACCATCGTCGGCTCGGGGCCGCTAGAGGTCAAGACCAAGAACCGCACGACAGCCCCCAAGCCCTACTATGACGCTTCCATCCCGACCTACAGCCACAAGTTCCAGAACGTCTCCTACTGGGCGTTCGTGAGCCTTGAGCGAGACAAGGACTACTCGGGCGACTTCGTTCGTGGATACCACCACGCCCACCTCGTCGGGGTAGCGAACCGCCGCATCACCGAGACGGGAACAGTCGTCCACGCTGGCGATTATGACGAGAGCAACGACCTGACGCTACGCATGACCACCATCAACATCCCTCTGCGCAACTTGAAGCCCATCGAGGAAGCCACGGCTATCTGGAAGAGCCGACAGAACTAAACACGCCAGCAGTTGAAAGTTGTCACCACATCTGCCATCATGTTTATCTATGCTGGGCGAAGTATGCCTAGCGAATCTAACTAACGTCTGGTCATCCTAACTATGGCACGATACGAGCGCACCGAAGAGCAAGCCCACATTGACACCGCAGCCCTCAAACTGCGCTCACTCGGCTACTCATACCAGGCTATCGCCGACCAGATGGGCTGCTCAAAGCCCACCGCCTACGCACGATGCCAGCGAGCCCTCGCCGCTATCCCAGCCGAGGCCGTAGACGAGTTCCGCCGCCTCGAAGGGCAACGCCTCGACCTCCTGCTGGAGAAAGCGATGGACAAGGCCCTGTCGGAAGAGAAGGGCGCACTGTTCGCCATTGACCGAGTGCTGGCTATCATGGATCGCAGAGCGAAACTCATGGGCCTCGACGCACCCATCAAAACCGAGGTCATCACACTCGACTACATCCAGGCTGAAATCGCTCGCCTAGAGGCTTCACTCGGGGAGATAAATGACGACGATACTGCAACAGCGCCTAGCGGAACTGAAACGGCTTGAGGCTCTAGAACTCAAGGAACGTGCGCTCAAGGCTCAGGCCGCCAAGAAAGAATTGTCTCACGCTCGCTACCGTTCCTCAGCCCGTCCCCAGCAACTCCCTCCCGAGGGCAACTGGCGCATCTGGCTCATTCTCTCAGGCCGAGGCTGGGGCAAGACCTTCACGGGCGCAGGCTGGCTGATAGAGAAAGCCCTGAGCGAGCCTGGCATCGAGTGCGCAGTCGTCGCCCCGACGTTCACCGACGTTCGCCGCACCTGTGTCGAGGGGCCGTCTGGCATCATCAAGAGCCTGCCGTCTGGCGCTCTGGAGCAATACAACCGCTCCAACGGGCAGATAACGCTCACCAACGGCTCAAAGATTCACATGGTGTCGGCTGACGAACCAGACCGAGCCCGAGGGCTGAACCTCTCCTACGCATGGCTCGACGAGTTCGCAGCGTGGCGGTACGAAGAGACTTGGACGGCTGGACTAGCACCTGCTCTGCGTATCGGCAACCCTCAGACCATCATCACCACGACCCCACGGCCTACCAAACTGATCCGTGAGTTCATGTCCCGTAATGACGGCTCAGTGGTCATCACCCGTGGCTCGACGTTCGACAACCAAGCCAACCTCTCACCAGCAGCCCTAGCGGAACTGAAAGCCCGATACGAGGGAACTCGCATAGGCCGCCAAGAACTCTATGGCGAAGTTCTCCTCGACGTACCTGGAGCCATCTGGACTCACGCCGACATCGAGAGCGCTCGAGTGACCGAAGCCCCCGAACTCGTGCGCATCGTTGTCGCCATTGACCCAGCCGTCACCTCGGGGGAACACTCCGACGAGACAGGAATCGTCGTGGTGGGCAAGGGCGCAGACGGTAGGGGATACGTTCTTAGCGACCGTTCCTGCCGTGACACGCCCTCTGGATGGGCGCACAGAGCCATCCAAGCGTTCGAGGACTTCAAGGCTGACCGCATCGTCGCTGAGAAGAACCAGGGCGGCGACATGGTAGAACTCACGCTCCGCTCCGTGATGCCAACAGTCCCCTACAAGGGCATCAACGCCAAGCAGGGCAAGCGACTACGAGCCGAGCCCGTGGCGGCGCTCTACGAGCAAGGACGCATCAGCCACGTCGGAGCATTCGACATCCTCGAAGACCAGATGACGGGTTGGCTCCCCGACTCAGGCACATCCCCAGACCGCTTGGACGCTCTCGTCCACGGCCTCACGGAACTCGGACTGTCGGCTGGCGCAAGTGCTGACCGCTTCTTCGCCGAACTCGCACCGCCCTGCGTCATCTGTGGCTTCCCCGTGGCGGCTGGCACTTCTAACTGCTCCAAGTGTGGGGCGCTCAACAACGACTACGACCTCACGCAGGTCTACCCCCGATAGGACGAGATGGCACTTCGAGACAGGTTCAGCCGCAAGGCACGAGAGCAGAAACTAGCGGAGGCTGTCGCCGAGGCTGTGAAGGCTGGTCTGGCTGGCTCCCCGATGGGAACGACCAACTACAACCGAGCCACCCCTGCTGAGCCATACTCAACCATCGGCGGACAGGGCATCGTCACGGGCATCGGTCAGGCTATCCCTATGGACAGACCAGGTGTCGGCTACGAGGGCGGACAGGTCGGCTCAGGCTTCGGAGCCATGCTCGGCCCAGCCGCACCACTCCTGCCAGCGCCCATCGACGTAGTTCTCGACGACTCGGGCCGTGCGCTTCCTCGCAAGTACGAGTACCAGGTCGCCACGAACCTCAACCTTACGCAGTCCGAGGTTCCCTACCAAGTCCTCAAGTCTCTCGCTGAGCAGTGTGACATCGTTCACCGTGCCATCGAGATTCGTGTGGGCGACCTCGTGAAGCAAGACTGGTCGTTCGACCTCTCCGAGAGCGCCATCGCTCAGATTATGCAAGAGCAGAACTGCTCACACGCTAAGGCTTCACGCATCGGGCGAGACCTCTACGGCGACGAAATCAACCGACTGACGGCCTTCTGGAAGAACCCCTACGTCCAGAGTGACCGCTCGTGGAGCGAGTGGCTGACCGAGGCGCTGTGGCAGGTGTTCGTCTACGACCAACTGTGCCTCTACCCTCGCTACAACTTCGGCGGCGACCTCATCGGCATCGACATCATCGACGCACCGACCATCAAGATTCTGCTCGACAACCGAGGCGACGTGCCTCACCCACCATCGCCAGCGTTCCAGCAGGTGCTCTGGGGCTTCCCCCGTGGGGAGTTCGTGGCCTCACCAGAGTCCGACGGCGACTTCTACAACTCCCCTGGCAAGTACGGCGAGTTCAAGACCGACCAGATGAGCGTCTACGTCAAGAACCGCCGCACCTGGTCGCCTTATGGCTTCTCGCCCGTCGAGGAGTGCATCCCAGCAGCGACGCTCTACCTAGATCGCCAAGCGTGGATGCGAGCCGAGTACCAGTTCGGCTCTATGCCGACGACGTTCATGAAAACGAACTCGATGGAACTCAGCCTGGAGAAACTGTCAGGCTACGAGCGAGTGCTGAATGACCGCTTGACGGGAAGCACCGCCGAGCGTCACCGC